TAGCTGCACACGGTTACTTTGGTCGTCTTATCTTCCAGTATGCTTCATTCAACAACTCAAGAAGTCTTCACTTCTTCTTAGCAGTATTCCCTGTAGTTTGCGTATGGTTAACTTCAATGGGTATTTGCACAATGGCATTCAACTTAAATGGTTTCAACTTTAACCAGTCTGTAGTTGATGCACAAGGTAAAATCGTTCCTACATGGGGCGACGTTCTAAACAGAGCAAACCTTGGTATGGAAGTTATGCATGAAAGAAATGCACACAACTTCCCACTAGACTTAGCATCTGCTGAGACTACAACAGTTGCTTTAACAGCACCTTCAATCGGTTAATAACTTAACTGATATAATCACAGGGGGTCTTCGTGACCCCTTTTTATTAGGAGAAATTAATGGTAGCATCTACCTTACAACAAACTCAAAGAGGTTGGTTTGATGTTCTTGATGACTGGTTAAAGAGAGACCGTTTTGTATTCATAGGATGGTCTGGTCTTTTACTTCTGCCTTGTGCTTTTCTATCAATTGGTGGTTGGTTCACAGGAACCACATTCGTTACTAGTTGGTACACACATGGTATCGCATCCTCATATCTTGAGGGAGCAAACTTTCTGACCGCAGCAGTGTCAACACCTGGCGATGCAATGGGTCACAGTTTATTATTCCTTTGGGGTCCTGAAGCACAGGGTTCTTTCGTTCGTTGGTTACAAATCGGTGGACTATGGAACTTCGTAGCATTACATGGTGTGTTCGGTCTCATAGGTTTTATGTTACGTCAGTTTGAGATAGCAGGACTTGTAGGCATTCGTCCTTACAACGCACTTGCATTCTCTGCAGTCATCGCAGTATTCACTAGCGTCTTTTTAATCTACCCACTAGGGCAACACAGTTGGTTCTTTGCACCTTCATTTGGTGTAGCAGCAATCTTCCGTTACATATTATTCATTCAAGGTTTCCACAACATTACATTGAATCCATTTCACATGATGGGTGTTGCAGGAATCTTAGGTGGAGCACTTCTATGTGCTATCCATGGTGCAACAGTACAGAACACACTGTATGAAGACACCTCCATCTACACAGAAGGTCAGATTCAAAGTACAACCTTTAGAGCATTTGACCCAACACAGGATGAGGAAACTTATTCTATGATTACAGCGAACAGATTCTGGTCACAGATATTTGGTATCGCATTCTCTAACAAGAGATTCTTACACTTCCTTATGTTGTTCGTACCTGTCATGGGTATGTGGACATCATCTATAGGTATCGTAGGTCTAGCACTTAACCTCAGAGCATACGACTTTGTATCTCAAGAGATACGTGCAGCAGAAGACCCAGAGTTCGAGACTTTCTATACAAAGAACATTCTTTTAAACGAAGGTATGAGAGCATGGATGTCATCAGTTGACCAACCACACGAAAACTTCGTGTTCCCAGAGGAAGTATTACCTAGAGGTAATGCACTCTAAATAAGATTGAGACCTTTCGTGCGTCTCTACAATCGGAACTTACAGACCTCCTTCGGGGGGTCTTTTCTTTTGATATATAAAGTATGGAATTAATTGAAGGTTGCCATTCACTCAAACTAGAGTGTGCCCTCAGAAATCTAGGGTTCGTAGATGTTGGGTGGAAATGTATAGCACATGCAGGACTATTCTTCATTGAACCAGTAGGTATACCAGATGACCCAGAGGGTGATTTGTTAGGATTCCATATCATAAATCCCAAGGGTAACTCATTAAGATTGTCACAAACCGCAAAACAAGCACTAGATGTCGCTATTAGATGGTCTGGTTGACATAAATTACTGAGAACGTTATAATATAAAAAATAAATAACAAATGGACGAACAACCAACAGACCTCTATCAAGATATGGAAACACTCAATGCTCTCTATGAAGAGTTGATGTGGGGTCATAAGGATGTTTTAGAATTTTCTGCTGATTACAAGAACAATTGTATAATCATTAAGAACAAGACACAACAAGGACGATGACTGAAGACTTAATTCGTAAAGTCTCTTACACTAAGGAAGAGGTTGACATATTAATTGCTGACGCTTTAGATGAGGCAAGAAGGATTGACGAAGAGTCAATGCGTAAACATAATAGAGACGCTACAATAATCTCTATGATACTAGGATTCACATGCCTAGCATTATTTTTAGATGGTACACTTAGATTGTTAGGTATCATCCCACCATTTATGGACATCGATATTAACATCTTAGAAAGAATTGCTGATAAGGTAGAAGGTGATGTTATAGATAAGATAAGGCAAGTACCAATTCAAAAATTATTAAACAGATGAATGACTTGACAGCTTCCCTGTATTTGTTATGCTTTGTAGGTATAGCAGGGGCAACCTTCGCATTTATGTGGAAGATGACAACAGCATCATTAGATGCCATGAACAAACCCATCAAGCGTGAGGTTAACATTCACCCTGAGATGCAAGACGTTCGCTCTGGTACGTCACTTCTAGTCTTCAATGCTAATAAAGAAGAGGATGATGATGACGATGACGGAGATATTATAGTTGTACGACCATGAAATTTAACTGTAAAGATTTAAAAATGCTGATGCAAGCAGCAGACCAGTACTCAATGGACATAGAATATGATGACGTAGCATGGAGAGAATTGTCACGACTGAAACAGAAGTTAAGAACATATGCTGACCAAGAAGTTTGGAATTGTCAAATCTAATTACCAAAAAGTCGGAAAAAAATTTTCGGTAATTTTTCTCACGTAGGGTTTTTTCTCATGTATATTTGATCCCCCTAACTAAGTGTTGGATTCCGTACATAACTAGGCATATTTACTCAGTGTGCTATGATATATAATTATGTACTGGAGTTGAAACTATCATGTCCCACTACACACTCGCTTGGCACGATAACAAGAATACCGAGCACCACATATGCGAATATGCGAACGACGCATTTGAAGCAGCAGCACACGCAAGAGAGGATGTTCCCTATCTACAGGAGCATCCTTATTCATTGTACGAAATTCTGAGGGAAAACTAATGAAAGATTTACCAATCAAATCAACGACCATTTTGTTTGGGGTTATATCTGTGGCAGTTTTTGTCTCGATTAATTACGCATGGGTATAGGTTGCACTGTCAACAATTCAATGATATAATATGCTTATACACGCAGCAGTATACATAACTATGGTTACACTGCTCATTTTATTCTTTGGATTCTTTGACCCATGACATTTGCAATTCTTGGTGATGCTGCAAACGCATACAACGCTATCAGTTGGCCTGATGCGATACCTTTCCTCATTGTTATAGTAGGATTATACTGGTTGAAAAACTGGATTGACTTACGCTTTGCTCGTAAGAAGTCTAAGATTGTTTACAGCGTCAAGATTGTACCTGACTCTCATATCAATGTAGACCATGCTCACATAGATGAGATAGACCACAATCACATAGAAGGTGATATAAACAATCACCCTAAGACTTGGTAGCATGACTGTAATCACAACAGAGACCTTGCTTAGAGTGTACAAGGCAGTTCGGGTAGTCAAACCCAAGAAGAAGAAGGTAGAGTATAAACCTTCTAGAACACATTACAACGCACACCTGTTTGGATGATGCTTAAACCTGTCAAGAGTTACTTGAAAGAGATTATTGATGCGACTAAATATATGTTGCAGGGTCTTTCTGTAACTCTTTCTCACATGGGAAGACGTCCTGTTACCGTTCAGTATCCGTATGAAAAACTCATTCCTTCTGAACGTTACCGTGGTCGTATTCACTACGAGTTTGACAAGTGCATTGCTTGTGAAGTATGTGTTAGAGTATGTCCAATAAATTTACCAGTCGTTGACTGGGTAATGAACAAACAGACAAAGAAGAAAGAATTAAGAAACTACTCGATAGACTTTGGGGCTTGCATTTTCTGCGGAAATTGTGTAGAATACTGCCCTACCAACTGTCTATCAATGACCGAAGAATATGAACTTGCTACATTCGATAGGCACTCACTCAACTTTGATAACGTCGCTCTTGGACGACTTCCCACTAATGTTACAACTGACCCCAGTGTTCGTGCATTACGTGAACTTGCTTATCTACCCAAAGGTGAGATGTCACCTCACACAGTAAAAGATTCAGACCCTAGAGTTGGTAAACTACCCACTGAAGTATTAGACTGGATGAAACAGGATGCTAATTGACCTATCTAAAAAAGAACTAGAAATCGTAGTTCGCAACCTATGGATACATAGGAGAAGCGATAGAGATGCGAACACAATGTATGAGAAACTAAAACATACACTAGAGATGTGTACATGCAAAGATGAAGTACGAACATCCTAATTTTTATAAGACTCCTATGGGTGTGGTCTATGAAAAGAAACCCAAGAAAACTTACCCACATCTATATGCTGTCTTTTTATTAGACTCACACAACACAAGTTGGTTTTATATGAGAGAGGATAACACATGTTATTGGGAACATACACGTAAGGACAAAGATAAGGTAACACGTGATGCATCAAATCTACAACTAGATTTGTTTGGAAAACCTGTCTTATCTAAGGACTTCATTATGAAGGAAATTTTAAGTGTATAACTATTAGTAATACTACACATTAACAAATGTTATCTACCCAATATCGTCTTCGTTTAGAAGGCATTTGTAAGTCTATTGCATCAGGAACTGAGGTTGGAATAGACGATATGATATGGGCACAAAAACTAGCGAAAGCAAATACAAGTGCAAGAGGTATGCTAAATCAAGCAAGAAGACTATCTACTAACCCGAACGATTCTTTTTTGAATAACTTGAACATAGGAGACCCCGATTCAAGTAATCATAAAAGGGGTTTCGGTTCACCTGACGAGATTGTAGACTGGTTTCATCAAGAACGTAGTGACGACTGGAGACAGAGAGACTAATGTTCGGACTGGTTCTATTAATACTAGCGTTACCGTTCGTGACGCTCACTCTGTACATGGGTACAAAGGGTGGGTTCTATGATAGTGATGACTATGATGGTCACGGAACTGCACACAAAGTTTTAATTGATGACGAATGAGATACCTAAATGGTTTTACTACACCGTCATTTCGATGGGTGTCATGGTCTTTATTGCCTTTGGTCTTATCCTCCTCGGTAGTTTGTAGAGCAGACCTCAGACAAGAGTATGATATGCTAATACAACACGCAAGGAGAAACGTGGAGCACAAACGACAACAAAAGAGAATGCAGGGTATTGATAACGACATATATAATGCAATATTAGAGTATTACAATGGGAAAAATGATACCACCGTCGAGGAGGAGTTGCTACAACTTCCGAGTGACGGAGATAAACAAAGTTCTTGATGGAGACACGATAGATGTTACAATTGATCTCGGATTCAATCTTTTCAAAAAAGAGCGAGTCAGAGTGGCGGGAGTCGATACGCCAGAAAAAAGAACAAGAAACCTCGAAGAAAAAGAATTAGGAATCCATGCAACGAACTGGCTCAAGGAGAAACTCGAAGACACTATTGCTGGTGACGATGAGTTGTCTATTAGGACTGAGCTCGTTGGTGGGGTCGGTAAGTATGGGCGTCTTCTTGGGTGGTTGTACATTGGGGATTCTGATGTGTCGCTTAACGAACAAATGATTGACGAAGGATACGCTTGGGAGTATGATGGTGGCACAAAGCAAAAAAACTTTGAAGAATTGAGAGAAATCCGTAGAAAATATGGAACTCTGGAGTCTTAAAGATAAATAATAGTAACCTATAGGAGGTATACTTATGAAATCTATAGAAGACCATATCCAAAAGGATAAGGACATCTTGGATAATCCCGAAACAAACCCCGCAGCACGCAGACACTATAAGGAAGAATTACATGACTTAGAAGTGTATCAAGAGCACCATAAAGAGGAGATTGATAAGGGAGACCACCATGACCCAACCGCACTCGAATTATTTTGCGAGATGCACCCCGACGAACCCGAATGTTTAATTTACGACGACTAAATGAAATTATTTCTTGACACCGCTGATGTCAATACTATTCAAAGAGTATGGACAACAGGACTTATTGATGGCATTACTACAAACCCTACTCTCATAATGAAGAGTGGAAAAATACCTGACAAGGTATACCGTGAGTTGAAATTCATGGGAATCAAGGACATTAGTATGGAAGTGGTCGCAGAGACCGCTGAAGCAATGGTTGACGAAGCACTAAGATTAGTTGGTGTATTCGGTGATGTTGTTACGGTAAAGGTACCGTGTACTGTTGAGGGACTACGTGCATGTAGAGAACTAGCAAACCAAAACATAAGAGTAAACGTAACCCTCATCTTTTCTGCTGCACAGGCAATACTATCTGCTAAGGCAGGAGCAACCTATGTGTCACCTTTTGTAGGTAGAATAGATGACAACAGTTTCGATGGTATCGGACTAATAAAAGAAATCGCTGCAGTGTATGATAAACAGTTTGTACACGAAACAGAAGTGCTTGCAGCAAGCATAAGAACAGTAGGAGATGTCAGCAAATCCTTTCAAGCAGGAGCACACATTTGTACCATACCACCTACAGTTTTTGACAAAATGTATCAGCATATACTCACAGACAAGGGTTTAGACCTGTTTGACGAGGCATGGAGGACGGTTCAGCAACTGTCACAACCCCTCTTGACTGATCCCAAATAAAGTGTTAATATAAATATCGATTAGTGGCAGACGTGCCATTAAAAAGACGAATGACCGAATGTCTCAATTACTCACGCTAGGTTAATCTTCTATACCTACGAAGTTGTCGAACTTCTCTCATCCGCAGGAATTACTCTGCGAGACACTATAAAAAAACAATGATTAACAAATCTGTATTAGCAGCATTAGCCGCTGCACCTCTATTTTCTTCCGCTGCTATGGCAGGTCCATACGTCAACGTTGAAGCGAACGGTTCATATCCTGATGGAACATATTCATCTGGCAACCTTGAACTACAAATTGGATACGAAGGAACCACAGAAGGTGGACTTTCTTGGTACGTATCTGGTGGTCCTACAGTTAAGCACACTGAAACTTCTGACGAGTTTGGTGATGTTGAATTAGCAGGATTCATCGGTGGTTCTAAAGGCATTACCGAAAAGGTATCTGCATATGGTGAACTATATGGTGCCACAAACAATGATGACTTTGATGTCTCTGGTAAAGTTGGTGCAAGATATAAGTTCTAAGACAGAACTCATAACTTAATTACAAAGACTCCTACATACATGTCGGAGTCTTTTTTTTGTGCTATCATGTGCATAAAATGTTGGATGAAAAAAATTTACGAAGTTCTTACGCATCCTGTTACCTACACTAACCTCCTACTACTAGGGAGTTTAGGTTTGATACAGGTCATACATACAAACGCACACCTCAGAATGAAAACCGATGTGCATGCGTACTGCAGTCAGAACATGGAGTATCAAGAGTCGTTGACAGATGACGAATACTGAGGTAAAATCGGTTTTAGGTTTACAAAAAAGTCGGAAAAAAAATTCTGGCAATTTTTTCACTATTAGGTTTTTATGATTGACATAGCAGAATCCATTCTCAAGAAAGAACTCTATATGGGGTATATCTTTGGAATTATGATTCTAGGTGGATATATCCGTCAGTATCATGTCTTAGATGATGTCTACTCACTGGCAAAGAGATATATCAAAGATAATCGCATTATGATTATCATTACATCGCTTCTAGGCGGTGTTTTACCTATTCCTGGCAGAGTTGCTCTATCTGCACCCTTATTGGACGCTATAGCACCCCCAGACAAGCGTAAGAGGAGCGAATTTGGCATTATTGACTATTTGTCTACTCATCACTATTACTGGTGGTCTCCGTTGGAGAAAACAATCATATTACCAATGGCAGCATTGGGTATAACGTATGGAGAGATGTTACATCACACTTTTCCATTTTTACTCATATGTCTTGGATATACGTGGTGGTACATTTTTACAAGAGTAGACGCTAGGAGTGTATTACCGAATATGGACGGTATTCGTGATTTTGACTGGAAACGAGCATTACGAGGTTGGGCACCGTTTATTGCTACATTATGGTTTTTGCTATGTGTAGGTAAATCGGGTGCAATCTTCTTTTTCCCATGGTTCTTTCTCATGTGTTGTTACTACGCATGGATTTGTAAGGACTGGAATTGGGGCAAGTATATAGATGGCAAGTTTGCAGTAATTGCGACTGCTGTGCTCGCTCTAGGAGGTGTTGTAGGTCTTATTAAGGAACCTGTGATGGCATATCTAAAGTCAGCAGACCCTAGCATGATTATACCTGTTTCTATCGTAGGAGCAGTTGCAGCATGGATTATGGGGTCATCTGGTAAATATGCAGGAATGACAAGTGCCCTTGTACTTATCTTTGGTGATAAATATTTGGTCTGGTTCTTAGCAACAGAATATTCTGGGTATCTCTTGTCACCCGCCCATAAATGCCTTATGATAGGACAGCAATATTTCGGCACACCAATTCGCAAATACTATAAAGTATTGGGAGGTCTTTGTGCTTTGCTAATTACCGCAGCGTTCATTTCTACCTTCACCCCATGAATTTTACGGTTTACTCCAAGGATGGATGTCCTTATTGCGACCAAATTAAACAAGTGCTAGACTTAGCACAATTCTCATATCGGGAATACAAACTAGATGAGCATTTTGACAGATTCGCCTTTACAGAGGAATTTGGAGGAGATGCGACCTTTCCACAAGTGCAATTAAATGGCAAAAAACTAGGTGGTTGCACTGATACAGTAAAATACTTAAAGGAGCACAATTTTTTAAATGGAACCAGAAGACCTTCTTGAGGATATCGTCAATAACGCACTTGACGATGCTATGACTAGGAAACACAAACAACGTAAGTTTAAAATGTGGGAGTTCTTAGTTGAAAACAACTACAAGAAAAGAGATGTCACAGAGTTCCTACATAGTGGAACCTGTGCAAATCTTACCTGTACGGTAACTGATTTAGACCTCCTAATAGAAGGAGGTCACTCAGATGTACGTGAAGCATATCCTTCACTAGGAAAACAAGAAGCACGGAAGATACGTGATTACCTTTATGGAATACTACAAGATGCATGGCAGTACGAAAAAGACAAGTCAAAAAGGAAGACAAGAATACGTTCTAAATAAAGGCATAGAGATTATGCTTCCAAGAAGCAGGAGGTTACCCATACCCAGTTGGTTTGACCACACCTTCGGTTTATTGAGATGGTCAATTCGACTTAGAATCGACATACACAAAAAGGACGCATAATGGACACAAACGTAATTCTATTTTTCTCCGCTGTAGCAATGCTCATCACATTTGCTATTGGAGCAGTGATAGGATGGATATATAAATCCACTGTGGACACCCACACACTCAAACGACAGATGAACAATCTTCACCCTGAGTTTTTAGATGGCAACGGAGCATACGTAAACGAGGAACTCTTAGCAGTTAAGTTTATAGACCCCGAAGACATACTTGACGAAGATGGAGACATCTGATATAATTTTATCAAACTGTGACTTGACATGGCACCAAGAAAATTACCAAAAGATGCATTGTTAACCGAGATACTTCAAAAAGTATCATCAGCAAAAACTAAAAAAGAAAAGGTAGAACTTTTACAGGAATACAACAACAACGGTTTACGTGCAATTTTAATTATTAATTTTGACGAGACATTACAATTCCTCTTACCAGAGGGTGACGTACCGTTTAAACCTAATGATGCACCTGTAGGGACAGAGCATACACGCTTAGACTCTGAGTATCGAGGACTATACCGCTATTTCAAAGGTGGTGATAGTACACTCAAAGGTATGCGACGAGAACAACTGTTTGTACAACTGTTAGAAGGACTTGCTGAAGAAGAAGCAAATCTTTTAGTTTCTGCATGTAATAAGGATATACAATCAAAGTATAGAATTACAAAACAAGTAGTATCCGAAGCATTCCCGCAAATAGAATGGGGTAACAGAGGATGATTTGGGACAGTAACGATGAAATAGGAATACAACAAGATAAACACTCTCTTGTATTTCTCAATATCAACTGCGACAAAGAATTATCAGAGAACAGGGCATTACCCACAAATGCGTGGATAGTGACCTATCTGGACACTAAAAAAGATAGTGATGAATTAGTTGAATGCCATGATATAGTCATGGGAGTCAAAATAGACATTTTTAATTGTTACTATGACAAACTCAGAGATGGAAAACGAATCAAAAGCATCGGATGGTGTCAAGGAAACACCCAACCAGGTCTTTTCGATCAAAAGTCATATCTCAAAACTAGCAAATAAAGCACTTGCTGAGGAGAAGAAGGACTTTAATTTTAAGTCTGATACAACCGACTTAGACGAACTTGCTGACGAAATCTTTGATGCTCTGTATGATCACACGAATAAATAGTAATATAGACCTACTCGACTTGTTGAGGATGTATGAACGGACGTCTCTTAGCAATACTATGCGTTCTTTTGTTAGTTACTATAACGCTAATTTCATCTACCCCAAACGAGCTGATGAGGTTTTGAACGAATGGATAGGGTTCAAGAACCACCATGAAAGACAAAAAAGCAGCAAAAAAGTTAATAAAGCGAGCAAAGAAACACCCTGATTGGTATACCAAGCAAGAAGCATGGTATGCAAAAATGATTAAAAAACAACATGAACGTAAAACTGATAACAGTAACCCCACAGGCAGAAGAGACCATGGGTTACGTGGCAAGAGTGAGCAACCCAAACAATCAAGACAACCCAAACATTTCGGGTTTACTTGGGTACTGCATAAAGCACGGTCATTGGTCGGTCTTTGAACAGGCACACATGACCCTAGAGATAGAGACATCTCGTGGCATAGCAGCACAGATACTTCGTCATAGGTCGTTTACATATCAGGAATTTTCGCAGAGATACGCCAATACTAACCTATTGGGAAATATTCCTGTGCCAGAATTACGTTCACAAGATAGTAAGAATAGACAAAATAGTATTGACAACATACCAGATGAGCAGAAAAAAGCATTACAAGACCAGATTGCGAGGTATTTCGCTGAAGGAATTGACCTATACAATGAACTTATACGTGAGGGTGTTGCGAAGGAATGTGCGAGATTTGTTCTCCCGTTAGCGACACCGACCCGTATATACATGTCGGGTAGTGTTCGGTCTTGGATTCACTATATAGAATTAAGGTCTGCACACGGGACGCAAAAAGAACACATGGAAATTGCCGAAGGATGCAGGGACATTTTTAAGAATGAATTCCCAGTTGTATCACAAGCATTGAATTGGATTTAGTATTATGCCACAGTATTCAGTTAAAAACTATAACACAGGTGAAGAGAAGGAGATTAATCTCACTATTGCCGAGTATGAGCAATGGAGAGAGAACAATCCAGACTGGGAGAAGAACTGGCAAGCAGGAGTAGCATCCGCAGTCAGTGAAGTTGGTGATTATCAAAACAAACTTCCTCAAGGTTTCAAGGATCGTTTGAACAACGTGAAGAAACACCACCCATACGCTAAATTCGACAAACTCTAGTATGCCTGTAAAAAGCAAAAAACAACCAACAATGGTTGGATTATCGACCAGACAAATGAGACGTAAACCTATAGGAGCAGATCACTTATTAGACATCAAACCTCTTACACCATCACAAGAGAAGGTGTACGAGGCATGGCAGAATAATAAGCATCTATTTCTATTTGGTGCAGCGGGAACTGGTAAGTCATTCATTACCTTGTATCTTGCACTCAAGAGTATTCTTGATGAGACTACTCCATATACCAAACTCTACATCGTTAGGTCACTAGTTCCTACAAGAGAGATTGGTTTCTTGCCTGGCGACCACGAGGACAAGGCAAACTTATATCAGATACCATACAAGAACATGGTACGTTATATGTTTGAAATGCCCGATGATGCATCATTTGAGATGCTATATGGCAATCTTAAGGGGCAGGACACTATATCATTCTGGTCTACATCGTTCATACGTGGTACGACTATTGACAACGCTATCATACTTGTTGACGAATCAGAAAACTTGAATTTTCACGAATTAGATAGTATAATAACTAGGTTAGGTGTGAATAGTAGGATTATCTTTGCGGGTGACGCTGCACAGAGTGACCTTATTAAGTCGCACGAAAAAACTGGTATCATGGATTTCAAGAAAATTATTGATGACATGAATGAGTTTGAATCCATTGAATTTGGCATAGATGACATTGTTAGGTCTGGTCTAGTCAAATCATATTTGATTAGCAAGATAAATTGTGGTCTTTAAGCACTTAAATATACATTCGTTTCCGAATCTAAAAGCAACAACAACTACAGAGGGTAGGAGGTACCAAGTAAATGGTGCTTTCTACCCTTCTGTCACTACTGTTATAGGACATTCTAAAAAGAAGTCTATTATGGAGTGGCGTAATAAAGTAGGAGAGGAAGAAGCAAACAAGATATCTAAACGTGCATCTACACGTGGTAACAAGTGCCATAAGTTATGCGAACTATATCTGTCTAATGAATCTATTAGTCAATATAAGGATGATGCACTATCCATGGGGTTATTCTACCAGATTAAACCCTACCTAGATAGTATTAACAATATACACGCATTAGAAGCTCCCTTATCCTCTAAGTTGCTAAAGATGGCAGGACGTGTAGATTGTATTGCAGAGTACAAGAGCGAACTAGCAATAATAGATTTCAAAACCTCAACTAAGTCAAAACGTGAAGAGTGGATACATGACTACTTTGCACAAGAGACAGCATATGCTATAATGTTTCAAGAGTTAACTGGTTTGATACCCAAGAAACTCGTGACCATTATCGCCTGTGAAACAGGCGTACCACAGGTATTTGAAATTTATGACAAGTCTACTTATGCTCGAAAGCTCAAAGAGTACATTGATGCCTACAGGAGTGCTTATGGCGACTGGTAAAATTGACGAAGTTTTTGAAGAGAACTTCATGACATCCGCTAAGTTTTCTGTAGAGATAGAAAAGATTGTGAAAGAGTCTGACCTCAATTACATTGAAGCAGTAGTACAATTTTGCGAAGACAAAAACATAGAGATGGATGGTATCAATAAACTGATATCAAAACCACTCAAAGAGAAATTAAAGTTTGACGCACAACGTCTAAACTACATGAAGAGAACAACAAAAGCAATACTTAAGTTATGAGTGGAATAGAGGTATACAGAATGTACCTCTCTTTGAAACTTCACTTCACCACCGATTCATACGACTATCTCAAGTATGGTAACGCTGCAAAAGCATCGCAGGGTTCATTTGATAGTCGCAGAGATAAATTCTTTTTCGTGAAATTGTCGAGAACTTTCAAGGAGGACGAGTTACGCGAATTTTTTGTTGCCAATATGATAGTAGAGGATAAAGTATATCCTGCTACATTGGTAAGAGAGGGTGCTAAGAACTATCAAGAGTACATCAAGAGAAGACAATCACTTGCATACAGATTCAAAGAGGACGTGATAACCCTACATGATATATCACAGAAGTTTGATAATTTGTTTAGAATAGATGGTGTTCACCCTCCCTTGCTAAAAGCACATTTGGGTGGTAAAATAACTCTAGAAACTTTGGCAATCTTCAATAAGATTTTTGATTATGTCGGAAACTTTGACAAGATTATCAAAGAGAACATCGTATGGTCACCACTACGCAATCGTGTAGTAAAATACGCACCCTTTATAAACATAGATAAAGGTAAATATAAGAGTATCATCAAGGAACAATTTGTATGAGTAATTTCTTTCAGTCTGAGGTAGTTCAAAGAGAACTAGACCAGATGCAAACTTTATATATGGAAATCAACAGGATGGGTTTACTTCTATCTGTTGACCAGAAGAAGGAACAACTCAACAAGATGCTGCGTCTAATCGACTTGCAGCAAACAATGTACATGCGTGTTACACTCTCTGATGACCCAGAAGCAAAAAAACTTGTAGACCAAGTAAAACAGGCAGCACAAATGTTAGGCATGCCACCAGAAGAAGTAAACCCTCGCTTCTACGACAAACTTAAAGTCAATGTAAACAAAATGATTGACGAATTACCAAAGGATTAAATGACCGCACTTATTATTATTGTCGTTCTCATTGCTGCTGCAGGAGCACTAATTAAATATTACGACCCACACAACTAAATTATTCCCAATATTCATCTAAGACATCTAGAACGTTGTTCAGTGCCATCTGTGCTGCTGCACGTTCTTCTTCATTCCAATAGGGGTACCACTGGTGTCTATGGATACCGTCTTTGATACGCATTACACGTGCTAACATTGCTACTTTGTTCACTCTACCGTTCATTAGTCTGTACCGTCATACTAATTATACCATCGATTTGTGGAAAACTCCTTTTGTTTGCGTCCCAAAACCGAAAAGTGGTCAAATGTAACACATATATGCTATAATATTTTCATATACTGATATACAAGTGAAACTAACTCAAGAAATGATTGATGAGATTCAAAGACTCATGGAACATACCAAGAAAGATGGTAGTATGAATTGGGTTGATGGAGAAGACATTGAAATAAGTCTAGCAGGAACATTTGCTGCAGATAGATTTATTGTCATCAACAACAGGTCTAAGAAACCTTGGCAACCATCAATTAATAGCACTCATCATCCAGACCATGACCCTTCAGTCACTGCAGATTTCTATGAGAAATGGCCTCACTTACAGGAACCACCTTATAAGACAAGTAAATGAAACATATTCTATTTGATTTAAAGGAGTGTTTGCTACCTTCTACATTAGATGATGAAGAGTATGTTAGAGAATCTTTGCGACTTGCAGCAGAGGCAGCAGAGTGTCAGGTTCTAAGCATACACACGCATAAATTTGAACCACAAGGTGTAACAGGATTTGCATTGCTTGCAGAAAGTCATCTTAGTATCCACACATGGCCTGAGAAAAATATTGCAAAGTGTGACATTTTTACCTGTTCTGATAAAAATAAACCAAAGTCTGCGTTAGACTTATTAAAGGAACGTTTCCATGCTTGTGAAGTCACAAGGTGGGCATGTGACAGGTCAAACGGAGTTACAATGGTATTATGAAGGAGTTCGACTATGGACTTGATTACAAGAGAATCGACTTTACTCTTGAAGAAAACCGCAAACTTTATCGCATTGGAAGGGGGGAGCAAGGAGTGCTATTGGTACGCCCTTATACTAACGATATCTGTGCTCATTGGAGGTTTGTAGATGCTAATATTGCTCGCAAATCTTCTGATAAGATTTATTCCATGTTTGTTGACTATAAAAACAAACAAGACTTCATTGGAATGGATATGGCAAGAAAATTTCTTGAGATGGGATTTACTCGCTCCCGTCGGTATGCAAATCATTCTAGTGGACGGAAGTACGCTAAAGATGGTTCCGTTAGACCCCAATCGCCAGATGCACTTCACTGTGAAAAAGCAAGGAGTGCTACGATATTTAAACAAATGAGAGATAGGGCAGCATATGACCCTACATATAAGGAGATGAGAAAATTATGGAGGTCGCAAGAATGATATTTTTATCATGTCCGCCAGTCTATCACTTGCCTGGCACATGGACAAAATGCAAAGAACCTCTGATACATCATGGTAATTTACCAGGTTTATCAGGTGACCAAATGGTCATTGGTGTAATAATCATGTGCCTAGGTGCACTAGTATTATATGGGTTACATTTGACATTTGGTGGCGGGGGAGCAAACTTAAAAGACCAAATCAAGGAGCATGCTAAGATGCATGAACTTGGTATAGCACATGGACATGAAGGACGTGCTGCTATTATTATGGACGCATCAAAAGATTACCCTAAGCATAAACACGATGAATAACATAGGACTAGAAATAATATTCTGGACTGCGTTGAGTCTGTACTTGCTTACAAAATTTGGTGTATTTAAAAAATGAATCTATGGTCAAAGTATAAGGATGTCTTACATAGTAAGTTTTCCTTACACAACGGAGTAGATAGTGTTTGGGCAGAGTGGTCAGGTAAAAAGAATACTTTTCTAACTGCCAAAACTTATACTAACGAATACTTTATTAAATCAAGGGAGGTAGAAATCTGGAATGAAAACTCTTGCATTTACAACAACATCATCTATCCTAAGACTGGAAGTAATCTTCCCAGTTTTGGTATGGACCTTATGGGATTTAATGAGAATCGGGTCATCATAGTATTCGATTTTCAACATCCTACAGAAGACTATTTGTTCTCAGTAAAAGGACTACCAAAATCTGATGGAGACTATCGTTTCTTTGAGGTTGGTAATCACTTTTCTGAGAACATTTACGTTAGAAAGTGTAAGATGTCTGAGGTCAATGAGCATTTAGATATGTTCACTGAGTATCTTACACGCTATAAAATTATGGTCGAGTCAGCAAAACCTAAAGGTACTGACACCTCAATATATGAGGACTTCGATGCATACATGACCAGACTAGACCCTGTGGGTGGATACCTTAAAGGTCTGTTTGGTGAGGAAAAAGCAGAAAAGCTTGTCAAAGAGTTCTTGTTCTGCTATAATAAATAGTACGCTGCATCTGCAGTAATACACACAATACACAAATACGAGGAATACGTATGTCATTTGCTTCACTTAAGAAGTCTGGTGGGTTTGAAGACCTACTCGCTAAAGCAGAGTCACTTAATAAGTCTGAGACCAAGGCAGGTCCTGATGAGCGTCTCTGGAAACCAGAAGTAGACAAAGCAGGAAACGGTTACGCTGTAATTAGATTTCTCCCTGCACCTGATGGAGAAGACCTTCCATGGGCACAAGTTTGGAGTCATGCCTTCCAAGGACCAGGTGGTTGGTACATTGAAAACTCCTTAACAACTTTAGGCAAGAAAGACCCAGTGTCTGATTTGAACAGAGAACTCTGGAACTCTGGTGCTGAAGGTTCTCCACAAAGAGAACAAGCACGTAAGCAAAAACGTAAGTTAAACTATTATAGCAACATCTATGTTGTAAAAGATAGTGCAAATCCTTCTAATGAAGGCAAAGTATTCTTATACCGTTTTGGTAAGAAAATCTTTGATAAGATTATGGAATCAATGCAACCCGCATTTGAGGATGAGACACCAGTAAACCCATTCGATTTCTGGAAGGGTGCTGACTTCAAACTCAAGATTACAAGAGTTGCAGGATACTGGAACTATGATAAGTCTGAGTTCGACAAACCCGCTACACTAGCAGATTTGGACGACAAAGCACTAGAATCAGTCTGGAAGCAAGAGCACAGTTTATCTGCGTTCACTGCTGACGACCAGTTTAAATCATATGATGAACTTAAGCAACGTCTTGAGTCTACATTAAAAGGTAGTTTCTCTAAACCTGTCGATGCTGAGACAGCATACGAAGAAGTAGAGGCAACACCAAGTCCTGTTGGAATAGGAACACCATCATCGGTTGAACCTAATGACGGAGACGATACTTTATCTTACTTTGCTAAGTTAGCACAAGAAGACTAAATAATATCGAGTTCGAGATGGATTCTCAAGCACCCTTCGGGGTGCTTTTTTTATGACATGCTTATATCTGACGTTGAGTTACCAATTTGTATTGTATCTGTTCGGTCACCCTTTCTCTGCAAGTCGTAGTATGCAGCAACAAAATCTTCTATAATATCTGGACGTACAATTTGTATTCTTTCTTTCTCTGCATTTAATTGTTCTTCAAACTGATAGTTGGATATAGAAACAACAGGGTTAGCAGTAACAGTTGAGTTACCATCATAATATGCAACTTGAAAAGATTGTGGAACTACCTTACCCGCAGGACATATAATATTATTAGCAGCATCTTTAACTTCTGTAGTTACATAATGTTTTGTTGCTGCTGGATTATCATATTTGTTTTCGACAAATTCTTGTAATTGTTTTACAGAACGTGGCCACTGTGCATAGTAGTCAGTTATATCATTCACTATAAGTATAGTCCAGTTATAAAATGGATTATCATATAACTGTGTAGAGATGTCCTCTGGTCTTTCTCCGTTCTGTACAATGTATTCATCAAACAATGTAAGTTGCACTTTAAATTCATCTAAAACTTCAGCACGACGCCAAATATTTTTTGTGACTAAAAACTTTCCGTCTGTTTGAGACCTATCAAAGTTATAGTATAAATCTGGTAATCCGTTTAACATTAGAATTTCACTATTGGTAAGTTGTCTAGAGCTTCACCTTTCTGCCACTTCACTGCACCATTTCCACCAGTCTGTCCACTAGAACCTTCCATATCGTTTCTTGTAAGTGCGGTTGTCTCTTTAAATCTTAAATTTACTTGTACTAATGGTATGTTACCATCGAACATAGTTTGCATTTGTGCCATGGGTGTAGTATTCACTTGCATGCTAACTAATGCACACAATTTAGTTTTTGGCATCATAGGATGTTGCATTGGTTTGCCATCTAATGTTACCTGACCATTCTTTTCAGTTGCTGGTACAAACTTTGGAGTTATAATCCAAACATCTGGGAACTGCAGCATAACTGCACTACCTCTACCACTTTTTGCCATAGGATGCATACCACGTTTGAACCATTCTATAATAGATTCTATTTTTTGACTCTCTTGTTTATCTCTTGCAGCAAATTCAAATGTAAATTCAAACTCTCTCATGTTCATTTTTTGGAACATTTGTATAGCATTTTCGTTAGGTGCTAGTCCAGCAAGACCAGCAATATTTGTAGCATCTAGTGGTGAGTTTTTATTAAAGGGGTCAAGTCCTCTCTTGGCACCATTTGCAATACCTGATGCTAAACCAGACACTGCATTGTTCTTATCGTTTTTCTTGACGTTTTTTATATTTTTATTGTTGTTTAATGAGTTAGTTAGTACTTGAGGAGTTGCACCTAACGCACCACCAACTAGCATGTTTCTTAGTGCAGCACCACCATTCTCTGCTATTAGTGATAAAGTTCCTAACTTAAATTCGTTATTCCAATCAGCACCATATGAATACTGATATTCATTTGGCATGGGTAAGTTACATGTGGTTGCTTCCAGTCCTTTTAGACGTAGTGACCTAAGAAATGCTTTGTCCTTCTTTAACTCTCCCAATTTAACTCTTTTTGTTGTGCCAGGTATTGTTACTACTCTATTATCTTTACCGCCCTCTATACTGCCAGGTGCACCATTTTCGCCAGGTACAAATGCTGCACCCTTAAATTGTTTATTAAATATATTATTATTAGATAGTCTAGCATTCTCACCAGAATCTGTAAATGATTCTAAAGACTTACCAGCAAGAGCAAGTGCTCCCTTTACGATTATATTATCTGAACCAGAAATTGCACCAAGAGCATCGTTTTGATTTTTAGCAATTTTTTCCAATGCTTCGCTGTAAGAATATCTTTGGATACTAAGAAATGAAGCATACGGGATTGTTTCTAACCCAGTAGGATATGATAAACTCTTAATTTTATTGTCAATTGACATTATCTATTACGATGAAATTTTTCTAGTGGTAGCAGACTTAGCAACTGTACCTCGTTTTCATTAACCTCAAAGAAAAGACTGTCTGCATTCTTTGGGATGTAGTAATGTAGAGTAGACACGGGAAACTTATTGTTATTTATAGCACTTAATCGAGCATTTGATCTCATATAGTGTATGTTGGCACCCAGTATCCTATCTTTTGTAGTTTCTAAAAAGTATATTAATGGAAACTCGTCCCATACTTTTAGTTGATCTTTAAATTTTGGTTCGTATTCAAACATGTACCACTTGTCTGGTTGTGGGTTCTCAGTGGCATCGTCTAGTAATATATTGAATACCTCGTCTCTAAGTTTAGAATTAGATATTTTACTTCCTTTTAGTTTTTGAATAAGTCCGTCAAATCTTGAGTTCTCGCTCTGTGACGAGTTTGAATTCCCAGAGTCTGTCTTTGCAGTATTGTTCTGCAGCGTCCCACTTTGCTGTGTTGGTGGCATAGGTCATAACCTCCGTTATGTAACGTTTGGTATGTCGTTTTTGAGGTTTAGGTTCCTGCGTTTGCTTCTTAGGTTTTACCTCAATTAGATATGATTGTTTCTTGCCTGACTTTTCATGCACTTTAATATAGAAATCTGGATAGTATCTACGCCATTTCTTTGACACGGGGTCTTTATATGGTATAGCTAGTTCCTCACTCCACCATTCGACAATCCTAGGGTTGCCATCACACCAATCCATAAACTTTTTTTCCCACAAAGAACGATATACTACAGTTGTGGGGTCACCTTTGTATTTACGGTAATTTCTTACTCTGTATTTACCTTTATAAGTCGGCATAAATAAATATATCACACCATAGTAGGTATTTATGGCAACAACTGCCACTGGATTACAAAGTTTTCTAAAAAGAGTAGGTAACTCTGGTGGTATATCAGCATCCAATTTATACAGGTTCGATATACAACCATCTGAAAAACTGAACAAATATTTTACGGACAACATAGGTTTTGACAGTTCTAATCAAGACCTAGTGCTATTTTGTAATGAGATACAGTTGCCTGGCGTAACATACTCAGCAACTGATGTTAAGTCAGTTCACAAGGGTATCACACAAAAGATAGCATCTGCCAAGGTATACAACGAATTAGATGTTAGTTTCTTCATGGATGCTGATTCAACACCATTACTATTCTTCCGTGCATGGCAAGATTTTACAATGGGTACTAAGTCTACCAGTGGAGACTACGTAGGTGATTTTCCTACAGGTAGAACACAAGCATTTGCTATGAACTATTACAATGACTATGCATGTGAACTTGACATAGTAAAGTTAGAGAAGTATAATGAGAAATTAGCGAAGGAAAATAAGAAAGGCGAACCTAAGTATAGAGAATCTTGGAAAGCGAGACTATATAAAGCATACCCTTACACTGTCTCATCTATACCATATTCCGCAGGTCCTGCACAACTTGTCAAGGTCAGCGTTGGTTTTTACTATGAGTACAGTCAACTAGGACAATTACAACCACCCTTCCAAAATAGAGTTACTAGCAATTAAATTATGCCATTACCTGAAATTGTTACGCCAACGTATACGTTGACGGTGCCTTCTACAAAAAAGAAACTGAAGTACAGACCATTCCTTGTTAAGGAACAGAAAGTATTGATACTAGCATTAGAGAACAAAGACCAAGAACAGATACTTGATGCAGTTATTACAGTATTAAAAAATTGTATAATAACTAAGACTAAAATAGAGGATTTATCCTTATTTGATTTAGAATTTATATTCTTACAGATACGTGCTAGGTCAATCAGTGAAGAAATTGAACTAAAGGTTACCTGTGCAGATGATGGTCAAACAGAAGTTGATGTACGATTCATGGTAGATGATGTTAATGTTCACTTTCCTAAAGGACATGAGAGACTCATTGATTTGACTGATGAAATCAAAGTAGAGATGAGATATCCAGACCTAGAATACTTCTCCACAGTAAACTTTGGTGACGCTGCAAAGATAGACCCATATGAATTAGTAGGCAAGTGCATCAAGAGAGTATATGTAGGAGAGGATGCCAACGATGATTTTACTGCAGAAGAAGCAAAAGAATGGGTTGAGAAACTTACAAGTGAACAGTTTGATAAGATACAGAACTTCTTTAACACCATGCCTACATTACGCCACGAAATAAAAGTCAAGAATCCTAAGACAAAGGTAACCAATCCTGTAGTCATAGAGGGTCTTGCTGATTTTTTCGCATAGCCCTCTTCCATGAGGGCTTGATGACTTTTTATCAAACCAATTTTTCTCTTGTTCAGCACCATAAATACTCTTTGACTGATATAGAAAATATGATTCCATGGGAACGAGATGTATACGTGAATTTGTTATCTGCTCATCTACAAAAAGAAAGAGAGCAACTAGAAGAACACAAACGTAAACGACGCTAATGTCATCTGAAATACACATAGACTCAGAAGTCCTCACCGCTGTAAGCGATGGGTTCTCTGCTGCTATGGAAAATTTCATAGAGACAGACTTTCAGTATTTTCAATATTTAAGAAACAGACAGAGATATTACGTAGGCGGTAGGTCAGAAGAAGTAAAGACAGTTAACCCTGCAACAAAATTTTTCGAGAAAAAACCAAAAGCAAAAGAAGGGGGTAGGAGACCAAATGGAAGACCTTTTAATATTCCAATAGGTGTACCATCAAGGGTACCATTTGATATACCATCAATTGCAATTCCAGAAAGGAAACCCGTAACTGTCGATGATCCAGCAAATGATATTAAAGATTTCATACGTCAACCACAACCAGAGGATGTAAATGTAGGTGTACCAGAGACACAACCACAACCTGTAACGCCTGACGTAACAACACCGTTGCCTGGTGAAATTAATAATGAAGTAGAGATTCCAAATTTTGTAGTCCCAGAAAAGAAGACAGAGGATGTATACCAAGGACCTAACTTAGGAGATAGAATTCTTGAAGGTATTGGAACTAACCTTCAGAATGCTCTAGGTTTTTCTCTTGCAGCTGGTTTAGTTGGATTTGAATTAATCAAAACGTTGGGAAGGGGTCTCTTACCAGGTTATGCAAAAGGTGGTATAGTCCGAACTCCAACAAAGGCGTTGATAGGTGAAGCAGGTCCTGAAGTCGTAATCCCGATGGGATTGTTTGGTCAAGTCATAGAGGCGGTTTATAGAGAAGGTGCATCTGCACTTATATCATCATCTATGGGTTTCCTTGCTAAGTTGCCATCATCGACAGCAAAAGCAACTGTACTTGCAGAAGCAAATAGATTGAAAGGTATCTTTGGTATCTCTAAGATGGAGGTACCAGAGGGAGATTTAGGACTTAAATCACCTCTAGCACCTATAAAAGTAGGTGGCAGCGGTAATGCTGCAGTATTTGTAGGTGCACCAAAACAAGAGCAAGGTGGTGGTGGAGGAGGTGGACTCCCTAGATTTATAAGAAAAGCACTAGCGAAAGCATTTAAGAAAGGTTGGAAAGCACTAAGAAAAACACCTGTAGGTAAGTTTATCAGACGAGGTAGAATTGCTGCAAAGAAAGCAAGGAAAGCAATAGGTAAAACTATATCAAAGGTAGGTAGTAAAGTAGGTAGAAAAGGTGCAGCAAAAGCAGCACAGAAGGGTGGTTTAAAATTAGCAGGAAAGATTGGTGCTAAAGGACTAGGTGCACTACCTTTAGTAGGAAATGTATTTGACTTGGCATTTGCAGCAAAAAGATTTGCTGATGGTGATGCAGTTGGTGGTTTATTATCATTAGGAAGTGCGATACCTGTATTAGGATGGGGTGTTGCAGCATTAGATGTTGCTAGAACTACTGGTGCATTTGATGGAGGACCTTTTGGTAGAAAGTCAAAAGACCAGAAGAAAGTAGATGCAACAAAGTTTGCGTCTAACACAAAAACTGAGATACAAACACCTGATCCTACACGTGGTGGCAGTATCATACTTAACCCATCTACCATGAAGGCATGGTCAAGAGCAGTAGCAGCTGCAGCAAAAGATGGCATAGACCTTACACAGGCAGTTACTTCATCATATAGAAGTCCTGCTGATCAACAAGCATTGATTGATAGAGCAGCAGCGGGTGATCCAAACGTAATGACTCCTGCACCTGTAGGAAAATCACCACATGGTCAAGGTTGGGCGATAGATATTAACTTCTATTCTCCTGCTAATGAGTGGATGAGGAACAATGGTGGTAAGTATGGTTTCAAATGGCAAGGTGAGAACGACCCCGTACACTTTGATTTCTGGAATAATGAACCAAATGATAAGTGGTTGCAACCTGGCAATAGAGATTGGATACCAAACGCTACTGACCCACAAGATAAGTCAAGTTCTAGTTTAGTTACTAATGAGTTAATGGCAAAAGCACCTGACATTAGTGGCGGTAGAGAAATATTAAATGACACTCCTGTTACTCAAGGTGGTAAAATGTTTGGCGAGACTGGTGAGGTCGTGCGGTTGCCAGTTCCTATACCCATACCAAAAGCAATACCAATTATGGTTGGTGGTGTAAATAGTGATGATGGTAGAAGTCATCTTATTATTGATGTATTCGGTAAAGGTACTAAGACTTCTCGCGAGGTAGTTAGCGTATGAACTTAGCAGTTCTCGTAGAAAATATTAGAGGTCTTAGCAATCTATTAAACAATAGAACTGCTATGATGAAAATGATGTACAGGCAAGATGTACGTCAAGATTTCTTGATGAAAGAAAAATTACAAGAATTAGATGATACAGGTGGTGTACAAGTACAACCGATTGCATCGCCAGGTGTAGATTTAAGTCCTGTCAATGATCTTGTACCTAACGTAGTACAGAAAAAAGAATCGTCAGGTGACTTAGTAAAGGCACAGACTGGTTTGCTTGGTGGTGCTGACGTCAGCGGTGCACTTAATATATCTGCAACTAGTTTAGGTTCTGAACCCATGGGAGATAATCCGAAGGGACAAGACTTAGAGGAATCTGGTATTACAGGAACGATAGAAAAGAATCCAGTAAAACAGATAGAGGATGATTTTGGTGTAGATGAGAAGATGAAAAAAGCACTTGCTGAAGCAATGGCATTGCCAGTAAAAGCAGCAGCAGTGTCACTTGTTGACTTGATGAGTAAGATACCTCCTGCAGGAGAAGCATCTGCAACTGCTATCACGAGAAACATAGAGTCTGTTACTAAGTCATTTAAACTAGCACCTGTCAATTATGAGTTTGGAGAAGATGCAAATAAGATGGATGATGGTGACGCTAGTGGAGAAGATGGAGATAAAGGATATGATACATTCTTAGAACAACTAGTAGCACTAGGAGTTAATGCTGCTGGTGGTGCTGGTATTGTTGACATGAGCGGAAACAAATCTGCTGGTGGTAAAATAGTACCTAGTCAAGGTGACCCGATAGTCGGCACTGGTAATAGACCACCATATACAGGAACTGCTGATGGCATAGGTCTTGGTGATGGTAGTGGAAGAGCTATGCAACCTATTAAGAAGAGAAAACCAAATCTTAAGAGTGCACTTGCAATGACACCACTAGGTATGTCATTCATGGCGGGTAAGAAAGTTCTTGAAGGTGCAAAATCATTCTCAAAAACACAAGCGTTCAGCAATATAACGAACGTAGGTAAGAAAGCATTCAATATGACACCTATGGGTATGATGGCAAACATGGGTATGAAAGGATTTGGTGCCATATCTAATATTTTCAACTCTAATGGTGATAAGAAAACAGACATCAATGAACTAACTAACAATGTAATAGAAGGAAACAGAGAGAAAAGAGATGCGGCCACAGAAATAGACGGTGGTGAATTAGCAGCAAAAATGTCTGAAATTCCTACAATGATGCCACCTCCTATAGGTGGAGAAAAATCAGATGGTGGTGGTCTTACCATACCTAAAATAATCGAGTCTCCATACTTTGTGGAGTATAACAAAACGTCTCAATTCTAATGAAAACACAAAATAATTTTAGATTAATAAGTATGATCATCACTGTAGGCGACAAAGAAGTCGCAATACAGATGGGGCAAGTTTTGTATATTAAGTATACTGAGGACATCCAATCTGCAACTAAGAGGATGGAGATACAGATAACTGACTCACAGACTGGTATATGTTCTGCCCTTAGAGGTATGGAACGTGTATATATTGAAATTGCTGACAGTAAAGATAATCTAATCGGTGGTTACTATACTGTATATGACATACAGGACAGAGTTACCAGTGGTATATTGTCTAAGGCAACATTAATGCTGTGTACACCTGACTTTATAAACAATGCTGCTATTAAGTTATCAAAGAAGTTTGGTACAAAGGGTGCACATAAAACAATTGACAAGATAGTCACAGAGGATATATTGGAAGGCGTATTGCAGACTGCTGTTACTGTAGACCCAGTAAACATTGAGACCACATTTAATAAGTATTCATTTGTGTCGCCATACTGGTGTCCATTCACAATCATATCGTGGTTAGCAAGTAAATCTATACCAGTAAAAGGTTCTGGTGCATCTGCTAGTGCAGGATTTGCATTCTATGAGAATGCCAGAGGATATAATTTTAAATCATTTGATAGTTACGCTGCAGAACAAACTACCAAGACATTCATAGTTGGTTCAGAACCAAAAGAAAACAAGGATATTGATGAAGATAACGTTATATTGACAAAGAGTATGAGGGTTGTATCTACAACAGATGTGCTCAAAGGTTTGAACATAGGTTCTTATGCTAGTAGGGTGATGACATTAGACCTTGCTGACATGAAATATGAAGAATTTGAATTTAACATCAATAAATACTATGACAAAGTGGACTTACTAAACAAAGCATCCAAACCAAAATACTTTGAAGGTTTTACAGGTAAGACTGCTGCAACACGTATCATGTCTAAGATTGTAGACACAGCACTATTCTCAACAGGAACCCATACAAAGGGATTGACAAAGCAACTTTCACAATCATCTTTAAGGGAAAAATTATTTTACAATAAAATTGTCGAAATAGATTACATTGGTATGTTTGACGTTACCGTTGGTGATGTAGTACAATTAGATGTATACAAGGGTAAAGAAAGAGAGTATGATGAACAGAACAGTGGTAAATATGTTATTGGTAAAGTAGAGAGAACATTCCAAAGTGGAAACGATATGATGGGAACACAACTTAAATTAATTACTGACTCACCTGGTGCATAATGTACGAATCAACTGCTAATTTTATAGGAAAAGACGGGTTCAATTGGTGGATTGGACAAGTGGAGAACGATGGTCACGGGTCGTATGATGTCGAGACTAAAGAGTTTGTTGAGGGCGATTATGACTGGAGTAATAAAGTCAAGGTTAGAATTGTAGGATACCACAACGATAGCAGAGTAGAGTTGCCTACTGAAGAGTTGCCATGGGCACAAGTAATAATGCCACCAATATATGCACAAAGGTCAGGTATTGGTTCAATACATCAACTACAGATAAACAGTTGGGTAATAGGTTTCTTCATGGATGGTGCTTCTGCACAGATACCTATTGTTATGGGTTCTCTGACTGACGAAAATCCTACTGTGGGATATGGTACAAAAGATGGAAGTGATAAAGGATTTGCACAACTCGCTGCTAGAGAATATGATGAAAGACATCACGTCACTACAGGTAGTGGTGCACCGAATACTGGTGACAATATAGAGACTGATAAAGAAACAAATATTGATAAGAAGAAAGAGAAAGTAGAATTAGACGAGGATACTATTGATGACAATAATAAGAGTCATCAGCAATTTATAACTGAGTCTGAGTCTGGTGAAATAGCAAACAATGCTAAACTTGTTACAGTACATGTAGGTAATGGTAAGTGTGGTTCTGAGGTCGCTACTAAACTAGAGGCACCATTGGCAGAGTTTATGAAATTTGCTCGTGGTATAGAACAGAATGATATAAATGAGTTCATTGACAAAGCAACAGGTAAGGTAGTTGATTTAGACTTAGAAATTAGTAGAGTATCAGAAAGAATAGGGTCTAAGTTACGTGGACTGACTGCTAACATTAAGGGCGTGGTCATGGAAGAGACTAACAAACTTATACAAGATGGTCTGGACAAAATCAACATACCTAATCCAGATTTGGATGTTGCAGTTAAAGACCAACTTAAAAATGTTGGTGATTTGGTCTCATGTCTATTCAAACAAATAGTTGGTGAACTTGGAGACTTTATCAAAGGGTTGTTAAAAGACCTAATAGAGAACGTACTAGACACTTCATTATGTCTTGTTCAAAATATCTTGGGTGATATTATGAGTGAGATAATGAACAAGGTCAATGGTGCATTAGGTATACTTAAAGGTGTAGCGGGTGCAATCAAAGGTGCAGCATCAAAGATACAAGCAATACTTAATAAGGTAGGAGATTTTATAGATTTATTCTGCGATGGTGCACTATCATGTGCTATCGGTGCATCTGTATTTGAAACTGGTGTAGGTCCTAAGAAGAAGGGTAACGATGCAAAAGAAGCAGCAACATCACAGTATGCATTCAAACCACCAAACTCAGGAACTGTAGTTGGTAACGGTAAACCTAAGAACGGTTTCGTTCCATTCTTAGATAAGTCTGGTGTTAAGAAGGTATTTGATACTACAACTGGTACACTAGTAGATTTGAATTCTGCTGCTGGTAAGGCATCAGGGTTATCCGATAAGTCATTTGATACAAGAGGACCTCTAGAGAAGTTTGAAGACATTAACTTCTATGATTCAAATGGAAAACCATCAATGGCAGCACTACAATGTAATAGTGCTAACCTTAACAGGAAACCATGCTTCCCAGAATTAGTTTGGGAGAATCTAAAATCTACATCACCAGTAAAAGCTATAGCAATTGTAGATGATATAGGTCAGATGCTTGGCGTATTGATGAGAAAGAAAGGTTCTAACGTCAACAGAGAAGC